AGTAGAGATATATTATTTTATAAAATCAGCCGCTAACCCCGAGACACCCAGACATAATTTCTGGTCAGGGAATTTGATCATAGTAAAATGTTCTTTCAAAAGATTAAAAGCACTGATTTAGATCTTTGCAGATTCCTGCTTTCCACGAAGCAGATGGCTTACGCCCTTCGCCCGTGCACGACCGAGTTTGCAATCGGCGCAAAAGAGAAGACCTACAAACAATGGAACAACTACAAGGAACACAATACATGTTGCAAAGGTAGCTATCATGTTGGCTTTAGCTGCAGTCTCAGACCCATACCATGCTTTATCTTCAAGAGTCTTTATATATGAAGTAGGTGAATAAGGCGCTGCAGGACTTTGCGCATGCCCAATTCCCACTGCTCCTGAAGCTTGCACATATTGATATAACACACCGTCGAATCCTCTGGTTATAGTCCCAAATGTAGCTCCTGTATCGAGTTCGTGGTAAAAGGAAGCCATTTCTTTGGTTTGACATGACATTGACATCTTTACAGCACCAGATGAGGCTATTGAATGTGCCTTGGCAGAGCAGGTAACTTGGTATCTGAAAACCAGCCCAGGGTCAGGTCCTGTCACGTTTAATGGACAGACTTCTACGGGCATCGTTTGATAATCGTCTCCCACTATATATCTTATCCCTCCTCTATCACACTGTTCTGCAACTCCTAGTAATCCTCCAATAATGTCGAAAATGCACGGGCCAACCATGAAGAAGGTCACGGACCCTGATTTTATTATCTCAGTTGGAACTAGCCCGTATTGAGCAGTCTGCTCTGTCCCACTCGGTTTCGGCGTGCATACTGGAACATTCAGGGTGGTGCCATCATCAACAAGATGTTGATAAGGTGAAATAGGTGGCAAGACCCACTCTCCGTTTGATATCCCTAGACTCCTTTTCTTTCTGTTCGGAGGCCTCAGAGTAAAGTTTCGTTGGTTGGCCTGGTTAGTAGGTTGTGTGGTGTTTTCTAATGTCACCGATGAAGATGCAAGCGGAGTTGTGCTTGCCCACATCTTTCTCCAGTCATCAACGCCAATCTTGCCACCTGGTTTTTTGGTTCCTGTAACATTCCCAGCGCCCTTCCTTCTTGCCTGGCTGACTGCTATCTTCGTGACTATAAACTGGTGTAGTTCATTCAGTTTGCCTCTCCTGCGCCGCTTAACTCTCTCCCTTGCAAGGTCAACGCACTGCAGAGTGCTCGGACCGCATGCCTCTTTTATGGCATCACTGTCATCTGCTAATAGTCTAAGAGGCTCTCTGCTTTCTAAAATAAACCCGTCTGAGACTATCCCGTCGATGAAGTTGTTAACAACTTCATTAGCGTGTAGTACAGTATCGGAACCAAAACACTCCACCAAGAAGGCACTGCTCCTAAGATCATCATAAAATGCTGAGTTGTCTGACCCTCCAATAAAGCTGGTACAAAAGTCCTCAACTCTGCTGGTGGATGCTATGTAATAAGCGCAGCTGAGTAATATCATAATAAACATATTGCTACT